CGCAGATGCGCCAGGAGCTTGGCGACACGCAGGGCATGATCGTGAGCCTGGCGGGCACCGTCGAGAGCGAGCTGGGCAGCGCCATGAGCAGCGCGATCTCAGGCGTGATCGACGGGACGCAGACCGTTCAGCAGGCGTTCGGGCAGATGTTCAAAAACATCGGCAAGGCGTTCATCGACATGGCGACCCAGATGATCGCCAAGTGGATGGTAATGAAGGTCCTGGGGATGATCGGCGGCGGACTGACCGGCGGCGGCAGTGGGCCTGGCCTGGGTCTGGGCGACGCGGCCATGTTCTCCCCCATGCCGGCGTTTGCTGAGGGCGGCTTCGTTACCGGCCCGACCACCGCACTCGTGGGTGAGGGCGGTGAGCCGGAATACATCATCCCCGCCAGCAAGATGGGCGCCGCAATGCAGCGCTACAACGCGGGCAGCCGTGGCGGCGGCGTAATCCCCGGCAGCGGTGAATCTGGCAGCGGCAGCGAGACTGGTAGCAGCAGCTCGATTGACGTGAGCTACCGGGTCACCGAGGTCAACAGCGTCCGCTATGTGGATGAAGCCACCTTCCAGGCCGGGATGCGCCAGGCTGCTGAACAGGGTGCTGCTGCAGGCCACCGCAAGGTGTTCGGTGATCTGCGCAACAGCCGGTCGCAGCGCCAGCGAGTTGGCTTAGGCCGATGATTGTTGCTCTCACGGTCTTTCTCTGCATCACCGACCCCACTGGCCTCAACCAGGGGCGGTACCAGAACGGCAAGGTCGGCCAGGTGATCCGCCTGGAGGACGCCGACTACACCTTCCTGCCCTTCCTGTATGCCGGTGCCACGAAGAACCGCACCGGCGACAACCTGGAAGCCAGCCTGGTGTTGGCCAGTAACAAGCTGGCGATGAACATCACCACGCAGGCGGTGCTGGGCAAGTGGAACGTCGAGGTAATCAGCTGCTCAATGCACCCCGAAACGTGGGAGGTGGGGCGGGTGCTGAGCCGTGAGTATTGGGTGGCAGCAGCACAGTCCTACGACCCGGTGCAGGTGGACGTGATGCTGAGCAGTGGAATCGACGCGGTTGGCGCCTCAGCCCCCACCAGGGCGCTCACCAGCAAGTTGGTTGGCAGCCTGCCTGCCAGCGGTTACATCTCCAACCTCTGATGGAGCCCCACCAGTTGATCGGGTTGCCCTTTCGCTATGGCGCCGATCCAGCCCTGCACCAGGCCACCGATTGCATCGGCTTGACGCGGACTGTTTTGGCTCACCATGGCGTCTGGTTCCCCGTTGGAAAACGAAGCTGGTATGTGCGATTGGCTAGGGAAGACTGGAGCGTGTTCCCTGAACAGTTGGCGCTCTGGGGCGACAAGGTAACGGCGCCTAGAGTGGGTGCCGTGGGTTTATGTGAGGCACCCGCCAATGGTCTCGGCCTTGCTGTCTGGTGGTCGCAGGGATGGCTGAGCTACGGAACGGATGCGACGGTGCGCTGGTCCCCGATAGACGCTCTGCCGGTCATCGCGGTCTACTGCCGTTCGAGGTAGAGCTGTGCCAGACGCTCGGCATTGAAGCGGAGGAGTATTTCTATTTCCAGCAGCTGAGCGATGCTTACAACGGCAAGCGGGCCGCGGAGTACGACCTGGCGGGAGTGCCGGATGTCAGCAACGGCCCGGTTGTCCCCATCCTCATCAACCTGGCCATTGGCATTGCCCTCTCGGCCATTGGCGCCCTGCTGGCGCCGAAGCCCAGCAACAAGACGCCACCACAGCTCAAAACTGCCGATAAAAACGGGGCCAAGCGCTACCTGCAGAGCGAGGGGTTCAGCAGCGTTCAAGATGTCGCGGCGCTGGGATCCACCATCCCGCTGGTCTTCGCCAACCGTCGCAACGAGATCGGCGGCGTTCGCGTCAACGCCATGTTGCTGTGGTCGCAGCTGCTGAGTCGTGGCACTGGGCAGCAGCTCAAGGCGGCAATGCTGCTGAGCCTGGGGCGACTGGCGGAACGGCCCGACTTTGAGGGTTACGCCATTGGCGACCAGACCCTGAAGAACTACACCAACAGCAAGCTGGGCCTGTACTACCGGCCCTATGGCGGGCGGCTTCTGGAGTCCGACCGCTACCCGCAGGGCACCATCGAATCCGACCCAAGCCCGAACGACATCCTCACCGTCTACAGCAACGCGGCTGGCGGATGGCAGCCATGGTTCAGCGGCACCCGCACCCCCTCAACGCAGACGCAGTTCGGCGTCTACAACCCACTGCCAAACGGCAATGCCTACAAGGTGGCCTACGAGCTGGTGATGACCGGCAAAGACGCCGAGAGCAAACAGAAAGAAGCTGACCGGCAGAAGCGAGAGAAGATCGCCGCGAAGTTTGAAATGCGGGCCAGCTTCGATCAGACCGACAGCGAGCAGCTATCAGCCGGCCAGCTCTGCCGGTACAAGATCGGAGGTGGAAAGGAGGATAAGGACAGGTTCAAGCCCTGGGGGCTGGACGACGTAAACGGAGCGACCGAGGAAATCCGCGCTGCCGCTGATGAACAGCTGCAGGTTGGCGACACCTACTTGGCCGGTGACGCCATGGTGGTGTGCATCGCTCGGCAGTACGACGAGCCCTGGGATCTCGGGAAGAGCAAGCACTACACCTTCCGGTGTATCGAGCCTGGGCGGATGGAGCGCCGGGACACCGATAGCAAGGGCAACGAGCCCTATGGCTTCATCCTGCAGCGCCTGGCCGTGGCCACCATCGCCAACAGCCGTGACTGCGACATCACTGAGCTGGGCATCAAGTCCACGGTCTGGCGGCAGATCTCGGGGTTCCCGAATGTCAACAGCGAACCCAGCGACGAAACCATCGACGACTACGAGGATGACAACGGTTCCATCACCCTGGGCAATCTCAACCGCTACAACCGCCGGCTGAGCTTCTTTCGTCTTGAGTGGCGAAGGCTGGGCACTGGCGGCAACTGGGCGGATCTGACCGATGGCCGCCTCTTCTGCGTTGAGGGGCGCACCCCCACCGCTCAGTACAACTTCATCCGAATCGAACACGCCAGGGGGCAGTACGAGTTCAGGCTGCTGCCGGTGCCAGGTGCCAGGGTGATCCGGTCTTGGCGAGAGCAGGTGGTTTACCAGCTCGGGTCCATGGGTGTGCTGCAGTTTCAGCAGGCGGGTCTGTCAGTGTCGTTCTCGGGCCGTCGTCGCACCCTCGACCCCGACAAGCTCACCAACCCTGATTGGTATGTGAAAGGGAAGGGCGGGCAGTGGATCACGCGAATCGAGTACAAGTGGAGCCTGACTGATACCCGCTATCAGTACAGCAGCGATTGCAGTTTTGACTACAAAAGCAGCCTCGGCAAAAAGCGGGTCTACGCCTCTTATGAGGGTGGCGTTGTGGAGCTGGGTAAGGAGTATGACCGGCGCAACGGGGGAGACTATCAGGAGAAGCGGAAGTACAAGTTTGAGCGGGGCGCCGCTCGTGATACGAGGAAGGTGGGGCTGTATCAGGGGAACCTCTACATCCCCCAGCAACGAGCGACGGTGTACGAGATCCAACTGTGGGAGTACGGACCGCACGAGGTCAGAACCTTTGTTGATAGCGAGTGTCTGAACCTCTACGACGTGGTTTCAGACTTCAGGAAGTATGACGCTGAAAATGCCAGCCACTTCGACGGGCCTGAGCATGAGGTGGTCTATGTCAACGAGCAGGTCAAGCACGACGCGGTTCAGTACGACGAACTGAGCTACGTCGGTCTGCGGCTCAACTCAACAAAGGAGTGGTCGAGCTTCCAGCAGCTCAGTGCCTACGTCAAGCGTGGCGTGATGATCGAACGACTGATCGACGACAGCGGCAATCCCGTAGCCGAGGGGGCACTGAACGGCGCCAGCAACAACCTGGCAGAGATCGCCTACGCCCTGTTGGTAGACAAGCGCATCGGTGCTGGTGCGTCGGTAGGCCGGCAAGCTGTGAGCCGTGAGCGGATGCAGGAGGCAGCCCGCTGGTGCCACACCAATCAGTTCACCTGGGATGGAGTGATCGGTGACCCGCTGAACCTGCGTCAGTGGATCTACGAGCAGGCCGGCTACTGCCTGTTGGACTTCACCATCCTGGGCGGACAGTTCAGCCTGGTGCCGAGCTTCCCGCATGACAGCAGCTACCGGATCGCTCGTGCTGCCAAGCCGAAGATCAGCGCCCTGTTCACTGATGGCAACATCCGCGACCTGAAGGTGGCGTGGCTGAGCCCTGAGGAGCGGCAGCTGTTCAAGGCGGTGGTGAAGTGGCGGCAGGAGTCAGATAACGGATTCAGCCGCACCCGGTCGCTGACGATCCGCCTCAGTGATGCGCAAGGTGGCCGCGACCTGGACCCGGAGGAGGACTTTGATCTATCTGAGTTCTGCACCAGCGCCGCGCAGGCCAGAACATTTGCCCGCACCGCGTTGAAACTGCGGCAGAAAGTGACGCACGGCCTCACCTTTGAAACCACGCCACAGGCGGCAATGGGGCTGGAGCCTGGGGCCTATTTCCGCCTGGTGTCCGAGGTGACGCACACCAGCCGGTTTAGCAATGGCACCATCGCAGACGGGGGACTCATCAACAGCGCTCAGCCTCTGACTGATGGTGTTCACAAGATCCTCTATTGGGTGCCAGGCACGGAGGGGGTAAAGGAGGCGTCGATCACGGTCAAGGCAGGGACCTGCAGCAATGCGGCGTTCTGGGGCACCGTGTTCACCGTGGCGAACAGCACCACCACCAGCCGGGTCTACAAGGTGGAGACTTTGGCTATGGGGCAGGAGGGCTTCGTCACTGTCTCTGGCTCTCACCAGCCCTTGACGGATACGGGTGGCTTGGCGGTTCTAGATTGGAATGACGGTCACTTTGTCGAGGAGGGTGCCTAAGTGGCTGCGGTCGCCTTCCCCAACATCAAGCCAACGGCCAGGGCGTACAGCCCCGGCAGCTACCCGAAGAACGAGTTTCAGGCGCTGAATGGCGCCGTCTCGATCCTCCGTTACGGCAACCGGCGCAGCCAGTCGGAACTGAGCCTGTCATTTGACAACATCACCGATGACAACGCGGCCTTGATCCTGGCCAACTACGAAAAGCAGATGAGCGGCGACAACTGGATCACCTTCACCGCCGCCAACGGATTGAAGGGGGCGGGGGCCAGCCTGGCCGCCTACATGGCAGAAACGGCCAGTGGCTTGCGGTGGCGGTATGCCGAGCCACCGTCTGTGGAATCCGTTTTCCCAGGTCGGTCCAGCGTCCGGATCAAGTTTGTGGCGAACCTGGATGGCTGATGCTCGTGACCGAGCCTCTTAGACTTAAGTGAACACGGTCGGCGGTTATGGGTTTCTTCAGTGGGCGGGACGGAAGCCTTTACGTCGGCACCGCTCAGGTTGCCCGCGTCGGCAACTGGTCGCTGAGTAGCAATGTCGAGACGCTGGACGTTACCGATCTTGGCAGCGTGGCCCGTGAGTTCACGCCGGGGCTGAAGGCGTCTACCGGTTCAGCGTCGATCTTTTATTACGACGATGCACCGACTTCCCTGCTGAGCAAGGTCATTAAGAAAGGTGCCGCAACGGATGAAGACATGGTGCGCCTTAGTCTGCGGTGGGGCACGAAGCGAGTGGACGTTAACGCCTTCATCAATCAGGGCGAGGTGACTTGCCAGACCGGCGAGGTGATGCAGGCGCAGATCAGCTTCACGGTCACTGGCGACTATGTGACAACAACGGTCTAATGGCGGTTTTTCTCGGCTGCCAGGGTCGCATCGAACTGCGGCGAACCACCACACAGGAGGTGTACTCCAGTGTGGTGAACCCGTCTGACGTGAACCCAGACCGCAACCGCTTCAGTTTCGACTTTGACGCGGGGATGCTGCTGACAGGTGATCAGATCTACATCAAGGCCACAGATGGCAAGCCGCTGGATTTCATCGCCCCCTCTGGCTGGCCCACGAATGAGGTCTACCGCGACGGGCTCTGGTTTCTGAACGTGGATGAAGTGGGCGGGATCCGCCTCTACCGCAAGTTCGATGAGGCCATTGCTGGCGAGATCGAAGGCCGGGTGGACTTGCGCACCCCATCGCGCAATATCCCGATCACGGTTGAGGTGCGCTCCAACATTGAGCGGATCCTGGGGCAAGTCACCAGCTTTGAATTTAATACTGAGAGAAATGCGGTCGATGTCACCAGCCTTTCGGAGGATTTCAAGCGGCACTACAGCGGCCTGATTAGTGGCAGCGGGCGGATCGAGTGCTTCTTTGACTACCAGCGGCTGGCCTGCGATCCGGCCTATCAGGGCGCTTCGACCAACGCCATTGAGCTTCCCCGCTACATGAACGAGCTGATCCTGCGCACCCGGTTGGGAAGCGAGTTCTGGGCACGGCTGTATCTGGTGAGCCGGGGGCCAAAGGAGTACGGGTCCACCGATGACGTAGACGATGAGGTGTATTACGAGATTGATGGCGTCACCACGAATGTCGGCATGGCGTTCGAGCCGTCAGAGCCAATCCGTACCACGGTGGAGTTTGTGACGACCGGGCGGATCCACTTCCGCACGAAGACCGTGAGTAATTTCCTGCTGCAGGAGAACTACGGCAGGTTGCGGCAGGAGGAGAATCAGACCGGCTTCATCGAAGTCGAGCAGCAGGAGTGACTCAAGGTGTATACTTGAACAGCCCGTACTGGCTACCATGGGATACCGCACTGAATATCCTTCGCAAGAAGAGTTGCGTCAGGTCTTCAGGTACGAAAACGGCGATTTGTACTGGGCGGCTCCAGGGGGCAAGAGGGACCTGGCAAAGCCGGCGGGTTCCATAGGGACTAACGGATACCGAGTCATTAGCTACAACTACAATCAGCAAAGGCACAGGTATTTGGCGCATCGGTTCGTCTGGATCTGGCATCACGGGAACGACCCAGACACAATTGATCACATCAACCGAAATCGGTCAGACAACCGTATTGAAAACTTGCGTGACGTAAGCCTTAGCATTAATCACATGAACAGGTGTGACACCCACACCAAAAACAGTCTTCCACGCGGCGTTACCTATGTAGCAAACGGGGTAAGGAAGAAGTACAAAGCTCAGCGTCGCGTCAACGGGAAGCAAACCTGCATCGGCATTTACGAGACTCCAAACGAGGCCGCCATTGCCTACCGGGCCTTTAGCTTGGGGGCGGGGCTCCCAGTTTTTGACGACTAAAGTAAAGGCAATGATGCCATAGAGAAGCCTTGGACCTCAGGATCTCCGAGCTACCGAGTCTCCTGCAGGAGGACCTGGACGGCGTAGACCGGCTGGCGGTAGCAGATCTCAGCGCATCGGAAACCAAACAGATCAAAACGGTTGATCTGGTCGAGGAGGTGTTGGTTCGGATCCTGGACGACGGAACCATCCCCGGCAGCAAGATCGTCACGGACAGCGTGACAGCCCTTCAGATCGCCCCGGACGCGGTTGGCACCAGTGAGCTAGCCAACGGGGCGGTGGACACGGCTGCGCTGGCCAACGCAGCAGTGACCGGAGACAAGATTGCCTCCGAGACCATCAAGGCAGTCAACATTGCCCCCAATGCCATCGGCTCCAGCGAGCTGGCCAACGGAGCGGTGGATACGGCTGCGCTATTAGCCCAGGCGGTAACTGGAGACAAGATTGCCGCAAGCACGATTACGGCAGCCAACGTTGCCCCCAATTCCATTGGCTCTAGCGAGCTGGCCAACGGGGCTGTAGACACCCTGGCATTGCTGGATCTGTCGGTCACAAACGCCAAATTGGTCGGCGACATCACAGCAGACAAGCTGGCGGGTGGGATCACCTACGACAAGCTCAGTATCACCAGCGGGGAGATCCCTGGCACTTGTATTGCCCCTGAGACGCTGAACAGTGTTCAGATTGCCAACCTCACCGGCACGAAGATCGACGATGACAGCCTGCCAGCATCTGCCGTTGACCCCAACTCGTTTGATCGCGGACTGGACAAGACCAGCGGCCTGATCGGTCATACCAATGCCATTACATCCGGCACCCGTAACGGCATCACATTCGATGCGCAAGGGCATATCGTCAGCCATGCCGCCTTGGCTAGCACTGACCTGCCCGTGGCGACAGCTGCTGCAGTTGGCGCAGTGCAGGTGCCAAGTGGCGCAGGGCTGCAGGTAAGCGGCACGGGCGCCTTGTCTCATAGCAACTCGGTCACGGCGTCCAGCCGTAACGGGATCACCTACGACGCGCAGGGGCACGTTGTCTCCACCGCAGCGCTGGTTGCGTCGGATCTGCCAGCAGCCACTGCCAGCGCCCTTGGCGCGGTGCGTGTGCCCAACCTGCCCCTGACTATTGTTAATGGCGACCTGGGCCACGCCGATAGCGGTGTGACAGCAGGCAGTTACACGCGGGTTCAAGTTGATCAAACCGGGCATGTGATTCAGGGCAGCAATCTGCTGCCATCTGACATCCCCGGCCTGG